TCCATACTGTCGTGATAATATTCTGTACAAACGTGATTGCTGTCTGTATCTTTGTGCTGATTGCATCCCAGATTGAAATAATTGTTTCTTTGCAGTTCTCCCAAATGAATCGGAACGGAACTGTCAGGATTTCAAAAGCTGCGCTGAAAAATTCCGCAATCGCCATGATCACAACTGTGATCACATTCTTGATTGTTTCAAAGACTGTTGATACAAAGTCCCTGATTGTCGTGAATATATTGCTGACTGTGTTCCAGATTCCTGTCAGCACATCTGAAATTGTCGTGCTGACTGCTGTCCATGCTGTTGTTACCGCGTTCCTTATTCCGTCAAGTATGCCTGTGAAGAATGACACAATGCCATTCCAGATGTTTTCAAAGGTTGTCTTGATGCTATTCCATACTTCATCCCATGAAGTACCAAATAAGCCCAGAAAAGCGTCAACAACGCCCTTGATTGTGTTCAGGATATTGCTGATATATTCCTTCAGCCCATTCCATACACTTTCAAAAATTTCTTTTACTGCATCCCAAGCCCCTGACCAGTCGCCTGTGAATAACGACACGAACAAATCAAACACGCCAGTGATCACATTCAGTGTTGTTTCAATGAAGATTGCAATATTATTGAACACTCCTTCGATGATCGGTGCTAATACATTGCAGAAGCCTTCCCAGATTGCCTTGACCACTTCCCCGAAGTTTTCAAAATCGAAGCCCAGCGAATTTAGTTTGTCAGTTATGTGCTGCCCGAACTCTGTGAACACTGACTTGATCCTGTTCCAGATTTCCGTGATTCTGTTTCTGAAGTCTTCATTCGTGTTCCACAGCGTCACTATGACTGCTGTGATTGCTGCGATCGCAGCGACCGCAATTCCGACTGGCGATGTGATTGCTGCAAGTGCGCCCTTCAGGACAGCCATGCCGCCTGTTGCTCCTGATGCTGTCGTTCCCATTGTCGCCAACTTGCCGACAACTTTTCCGATTCCTGATGATAACTGTCCAGATACGCTGATAGCTTTTCCGACTATCGTCAGCAAAGGTCCGATCGCAGCCACAACGCCTGCGATCTTCAGGATCGTTTCTTGCTGCTGCGGATTTAATGCTGCGAACTTGTCCGCAAGTTCTCCAATCTTTGCCACTGCCTTTTCCATGAATGGCATAAGTGAGTTGCCGATTGTGATTCCGACATCTTCCAGCTTTGACTTCAACTGTGTCAGTCTTCCCAGAAGGTTGTCTTGCATTGTTGCCGCCATGTCTGAAGCTGTTCCATCGCAGTTCTGAAGTGCTTCAGAATAATCGCTGAAGGACATTCCCGATGCAATCGCTTCGTCTGACAGTCCCGACATGATCGTCTGCAATGCACTGAACTGGTTCGTTCCTGCGATTGTCTTTGCAAGGTTCGCTTGCTGTTCGTCTGTCAGGTTGTTCCATACTCCGCGCACGCCTGTCAGAATACTTGACAAGCTGTTCATGTTGCCCTGCGCATCGTACACTTCAACGCCGTACTTCGACAATTCCGTTGCGCATCCTTTTGTGTCTGTCGCAAGTCTGGTCATAATAGCGTTCAGGGCTGTTCCTGCTTCTCCGCCCTTCACACCAGCGTTCGCCATTGTCATCAATACTGCTGTTGTTTCTTCTACCGAATAGCCCATTGAAGCCGCTGTCGCAGCGCAGTTCTTGTATGCTTCGCCAAGTGCTTCGGTTGTTGTGTTTGAATGGCTCATTGCGTAAGCCATTTCATCTGCGAATTTTCCAGCGTCCTTCGCCGATAGTCCGAACGCTGTCAAGTAGTCTGTGACGATGTCTGAAGCTGTTCCCAAGTCCATCGCCGATGCTGCTGCAAGATTCAGGATGCCGCCGATGCCTTCCAGCATGTCATCTGTCTTCCAGCCAGCAAGTGCCATATATTCAAACGCTTCGCCTGCTTCGGTTGCTGAATACTTTGTATCACGCCCCCACTGACGCGCCGATTCTGTCAGCCTGTCTGTGTCCTTTGCTGTTGCTCCGCTGATTGCCTGCACTTTTGACATTTGCTGTTCAAAGTTTGCTGCAACTGTTACTGATGCCGCTGCCACGCCGCCGATCGCGGTTGTGACCTTCGTCATGTGCTGCCCTGCTGTCTGCACTGCCTGTCCGACTTTTCCAGCCTTTTCCGCATATTCATCGAACTTCTGGCGTGCAAGTTCCGCATTGACATCACGAAGCTGCACTTCCATGTTCGCAAGGTCAGCTTCAGCCTGTGTGACTGCTGCGCCCTGTTTCTTCACTGCTGCTTCATACTTCGTTGTTTGTGCTTCTGTTGTTGCCAGCTGCTTTTCTGCTTTGTCCAGCTCTGTTTTTAATTTCTTTGTTTCCTCTGAATTTTCGCCAGTCGCTTCCTTGCTTTCTTCATATGCTTTTGACAGTTCTGCGACTTTCGCCTTCAGTTCTTCGCTTTTTTTCTTGTTGTTGTCCAGTCTGGTTGTAAGTGTTTCATAATGTGACTTGCAGTCCTCGACTTTCGTCTTCTGGACATCCATTTTCTGTGTAAGTTCGCTGATCTTTGCCTTTAACGCGTCAGATTTCGTGCCGTACAGCTTTGCATTTGCCGCAGCAAGGCTGTATTCTGACGACAGCTGCTTCATACTTGCGACCGCCGCCTTCATTGCTGCCTGATATTCTGACATTGAAGCACCGATCTTGATTGATGCCTGCGCCATATATGCACGTTCCTTTCATCACTTCTCGTTGATGGTCTTGATCTCGAACGCCACATGATCCAAAAGGCTCATAATATCCGACTTCATAACATTTGAAAGTGAATCGTTCAGCCCTTTTATACACAATTTCACAACCCTGTCCACATTGTCGCGGCATACTTTCCAGATGTTTTCATCGTCAAGCTGATTTTCAGCTTCGTTGTATCCGTTTTCTTCATCGTATTCATCGAATGCCGACTTTTCCTTCTCGACTTCCTCTGGTCTGTTCGGGTTTAATTCAAGGAATTTTTGCGTGATGATGTCCTGCATCACAAAATGAATCATCTTTGCCGCTGCCAGCTGTTCTGCGACATCTGCCTTCAGCACTTCCCTTTCGGATATTCCGAAGACCATTTTCATAATTGCCGCATTGAACTGAAAAGCCGATGCAACATCATCGCCGCCATTCTTTTCCATTAGTTCTGTGTATGCTCTGTACTTTTCAACCGACACTGATGCGCATATGTATTCTTTTTCATTGCAGATCAGTGTCAGTTCGGGTATTATTTGCCATTTGAAAAATTTTCTTGTAACTTCTCGACCTTTGCGTTGACCTCATCGCCTAATGATGTTTCTATTGACGCAAATTCCATGATAATTGCAGCCACGCCCAGTCCTGTGTCCTTGTCCTTCAACTCGTCAACAGTGAACTGGTTGCCGTATACCATGCAGATGCAGTCCATCATCTTTCGGAACTGCGCGGCTGTATACAGTCCGTTCTTCTTTTCAGTTCCCATGATGTCGTCCCTGATCTCAAGGTATTCCATGTATGTGTCAACATCCATCTTCGGCATTTCATACTTTTTGTTGTTGATAATTACTTCATGTTTCATGTGTTCGCCCTCCTATTGTTCTTTTACGCTGCTTCTGTTGGCTCTTGTACCTTTTCGAACCAGTTTTTGATCGCTGCTGCTGCGTCCGTGTGTTCTGCCAGAAGGTTGCTTTCGTCAACCTGTGTTTCAAAGTTTCCGTCACATGCACGTTCGTAGAAGCTGCCCTTCAACGTTGCTGTCTGTGTTGTGACCTTGTCTTCCTGTGTCTGATAGTTGTCATCATATCCCTGTCCGAATGTTCCGACATAAAGCCATACAAATTCATATTTGCCATTCAGCTTCTTTGCTCTATATCCGACAGCGACTTCAGGTGCTTTGTCGTCCTTGTTTTTTACAAGCCAGCCTTTTTCGTATAAGTGACCGAATAACATTGCTTTGTCCTGTGGTGCAAGGGAATTGACTTCAAACTCCACATCTGTTCCTTCGTAGGTTTCAACTGTGTCCTCCACTCCGTCATCGCTGTAAATCTTTTCAACGCTGAACTTGTCAGACACTTTTCCCGAAATAGCACGCGCAAGTTTGACTGGTGTGCCTGCTGCGTATGCTGTCGCATCGTTCTGTGTTACTGGTGCGACATAAATGTCACGAAACGACTTTGTTCTTGATCTGATGATCTGCTGCTTTCCTGCTTCACTCATTCTTCTTCGTCCTCCTGTTCTGCTTCTTCTGCCGCCATGAACCTTGCGGCATTCATAAATATTTTTGTATCTGTTTCAAGATTGTCATTTGCGCCCATGAATGCGAATCCTGCCTTTTTCATAAGTCGCTTGATTCTCTTTTTTAACCTGATTTGATCTGTGCTTGACCAGATGCACACTTGCACTGCTGCAACCTCGACTTCTTCGTCATCGTCCGAATGTTCTCCGCCGTAGTCCCCCAGATTCCACACAGTCACATGCAGTCCCTTGATGTCTGCGTCATACCAGCCCTGCTGCACTGTGATTCCTTCTGCTTCCAGCACTGCAAGCGCATCCAGTGTCTTCTTCACAATGTCCATGTGTCATCCTCCCAGCTTTTCATTCAATAACTTCTGATATTCCTGATCCGCTATCGTGTCCCACTGTCCGCGGCATTCTTCCATTGTGTTGTAAAGGAAGTCTTGTGGGGGCTGTTTCGTTGTCCCCCACTCTACAAATTTCATGTAAAACCAATTTTCAGCATCGCCCAGAAGCGTCCAGCCGACTTCGCCGCCCCTTGCTGTGGCTTTTGTGGGGATATTGTCCGCAGCATGTCCAGAAGGTCTATACCCTTTCTTTCCTGACTTTGAATTGTCTGCTGACCTTGCCATAACCGCCTTCATTCGCGGCTCTGTATAATCAACAGACTTCTGGAAGATTTGCTTGTTTGTCTTTCTGATTTCTGAATCACTCGCAAGTGCTTCCAGCTGTTGTCGAATCTCTTTCAGTCCTTCAAATTCAAAGGTCACTTTCATGCTGTGTCCCTCCCTTGTGTCATAATCTGACACTTATGTTGTGCGGTTCGCTTTCAACTGCACATATTGCCTGTCGTTGTTCCTGAAGTCCCTTGCAAATATGTTGTATCTTTCCCCTTCGTATTCCACAAAGTAGTCCTTCAGGTGTGCTGCTATCTCTTTGACCTTTTTGCAATACCTGACCTTGTCAAACACGATTGTGTCTTCCAGTCTGATTTCTATTGCCTTGTACAGTTCTTTTCCGTAAAGGCTGCCGATCTCGCACCAGCATTCGTGATACAAGATCGGTTCTGCTTCCACTCGCCTTCCATCAACTTTCTCATACTGATATTTGTATATTTTGATCCTTGCGCTTGACATATCACTTCAACCTTTCTTTCAACATCATCGACTGCACCGCGAATCTGACTTTGTCGTCTGTTGGTGCTGTTCTGTCCCTGCTGTCGTAGGCTTCTTTGACATACATGCAGATCAATAACTTCTGGCGGTTCGTGAGTGCTTCAGGATTGAAGTCTTTGATCAGGTCTGTCATTTCTTCCAGCACTGCTGCATAAATCAGTTTGATCACTTTATCGTCATCGTCATAGTCGATACGACAATATGCCTTCAGTTCTTCCAGTTCCATGTCTTTTCCTCCTCTCCTGAAGCCTGCTGCCATTAACCAGCAACAGGAACTGTGATTTCTCCCTTGATGACTGCTTCTTCATCAAATGCCTGCACATCGAATCTGTCACGCACCTTGATTCCTGTCTGGTCTTTCGCCCATAAATCGCCAGCTTCGGTTGAAAGTTCGATGCTGATCTTCTCGCGGTCAAATAAAGTGATTGCTTCCTTCAAGTCGCCCATATAAAGTGGGTACTTGTACGCTGACACATTGCTTCCATCAGTCTTCACTTCGACATTCTTCAAAACTTTGTTGCTGACCTTCTTGATCGGATATACACCAAAAAGAAGCATCTTTGTTTTGTCTGTGACATCTGGCTGCAAAATGTAGTCGCCGCGTTCATCCTTTAATGTGTCAAGATAGTTGAATCCTGACTGGTTTGTCAGAACGATTGAAGACGCTGCAATCGCTGGATCAAGTGTCACATTGAAGACTGTCTTCAGATCGTCCACAGTGCTGATTGCAACTTCTTTCGTGTTTGTAATCTCTGCAAGTTTCTTCAGGATCGCGGCGTTTCTTGTGGCTCTTGACTTCTTCGCGATCCACTTATTCAGGAAGCCCAGAATGTTTTCTGCTGTGTCCTGAAGAAGTTCGCGTGTTACTTTCAGGATGCCGCCCTTCTTGCCGATCTTGTACTTGATCTGTCGCAATTTCGGTGTTTCTTCCTCTCCGAACTCTGCTGCTTCATCTACATCATCCCATGGTGTCGAATCTGCATCTTTTTCAAGCACTCTGCTTCCTGACAGTGTGCTGACAGGCTCAACATTGACATACTGTTCAAGGTCGTCATCTGTCCTTCTTAATTCGTGGATGTCTGTCTGAATGTCCTGTGGAACTGTGAAGCCGCCGTCCTCGTCTGTCTTCTCCGACATTGCATCCATGATCTTCTTGTCTTTCTCGTCCATTTTTGTCTTGCGCATTCCGCAGACAATACGATTGACAAATGCACGCGCAATGTCTTTCTTTGAAGGTGCTTTGTCTTTTCCTTCAACCCTTGTTGCTTCGTCCTTGTCAAGCTGGTCTTTGATGCTCTCGTCCTCGTCATCCTCTAAATCCATAAGGATGTTGAAACGATCCTGCATGTCCACAAGTTCTGCTTTTGCTTCCTTTGCTTCCTTTGTTTTTCCCTCATTCACAAGGGCTTTGATTGCGTTCTTTTTGTCGTTGATCTTTTTTAATAACGCTCTTGCTTCTTTGCTCATTGCTTTTCCTCCGTTTTCTTAAATTCCATACATGTACAGATCGCCCAGAATTTCTTCTGTTTCATCTGCCTGCTGTTGTCTTGCTTCGATGTCTTCAGCTGTTTCAGTCTTCATTCCTGTTGGCGCATGTTTGAATCTGTCTATCATGTAGCCGACACATGCTGCGACTGCTTCCGCTGATTCATCCACTTTGATGTTGAAATAGTCTGAAGCGCGACACTCTGATGCTTCGCTTTCCGACATCCATGTTTCTGCATTGATCAGTTCTTCAAACTGGTCTGCTGTCACGCCTTCCTTTGCTTTTGTCATGTAGATGTCTGTGATCATCTGCTGACAGCTGTCAAGCTGGCTTATAACCGCCGCGAAGTCGTCTGCATTGCCCCACGCCATTGTCAGCGGCTTGTGAATCATAATCTGTGCGCCTGTTGACACAACAATGTCATCGCACGCCATAAGGATCACGGATGCGATTGACGCTGCAATTCCGTCCACAATGCCTGTGATATGTCCTTTGTGGCGTTTCAAAATGTTGTATATGCCAATTCCTGCGAATACATCGCCGCCACAGCTGTTGAAGTACACTGTCAGTTCTGCATTGTTGTCAATGCCGTTCAGAAAGTCTGTGATGTCCTGTGGACAGGTGTCTTCTGATGTCCACTTGTCCCACGCCGAAGATACAATGTCGCCGTATATGTACAGTTCAACGCCGCCTGCTGCCGCGTCTTTAATCTGCATGAAGCCGACATTTTCAATCGTTCTTTTCGTTCGATTTCTTCTTGTGAAGTTCATTTTCTTCGCCATCGTCTTCCCCTCCTTCCTGATCGGTGTCAGGTTCATTCGTTTCGGCTGTTTCCTGCTCCTGTTCATCCTGATCCGTATTTTCGCCGCCTTCTGTGTTTGGCTCATTTATAGGATTGTCAGGATCGCTGTTTTCTTCAGTGTCCTGTTCTTCAGCTTTGTCATATGCTGCCCCGACTTTCGTCAATGGCACATAAGTTCCATTGACAATCAATGTGTCGCCGCCTTCCATATCCATCAAATCAAGTTTTCTTCTGGCTTCATTTACTGTTTCGATGCCGTTGTTGATTCCTTCTTTCAGGATTTCCATTTGCGTCTTGCTGTCGGTACGAAGCAAAACTTTTTCATTCATTTTGAAGTACAGTCCGTCTTCCATTTCGTCATCCGATAATAGCTTGTAGTTCACTTCTTCTTCGTACTGCTTCAGTACGAAAAGCATTGTGTCCACGTAGAATGACAGCTGCTGCATTTCTGAATTGCTGTATGATGATTTTTCATAGTCGTTGATCTGGTTCGGCTTAATTCCGAATGCTGCTGCAATCTGAAGTGCAGAATATTTCTTCAATTCGATGAACTGTGAATCTGTCAGTTTAATATCCAGCGGTGTCAACTTCATTCCCAGCGGCACAGGAAGAATCTTGCCTGTGTTCTGACTTCCTGCTCCGAAGCGTTCAAAAGTCTGTCGCAGCTTTGTGACTGCATCTTCATTCAGTTCGCCTGTGTATTCCAGCACCGCTTTCGCTGTCAAGCCGTTTTTATACAAATTATTCAGGAAGCGTTGTGATTCAATCACGCCTTCAACAGTCTGCTTCAGGATGTATTGCACTGGTAGTCCGACTATCCCGTTCAGGCAGTGTGAAGTCTTGAGATGCAAGACATCTTCTGTCCTGAATATGTACTGTTCGCCTGAATATTCATCGCTGTACAGATACCAGATTTTCCCTTTGCCAGCAAAAATGCCTTTGTCGTCAACTATGATCTGCACCCTGTTCGATGGCATGATCCACATGTCCAGTGCTTTATATTCTCCACCATATTTCTTGCGCTTGAACTTCCTGCGTACATAGACATATGCGTTTCCATAATGGTTTCTGTTCATTTCTACTGCATTCCAGAAGGTTGTCGGCGTCATAAAAGGATTCGGGCGTTGCTTCATAAGCCTTGCAATGTCGTTGTCTATTGGCTCACTGATGCCCTTGTTTGTTTTCTGATATAGTTTCCATGGCATCTTCGCGACTGTTTCTGACATCATTTTCAAACAAGTGAAGTATGTCACGTCAGCTGTCGGGTTCTTGCTTTCGCTGTCGCGCTTAATCCCAACCCATTCCAGAAACGATTCATCATTCAGTGTTGCTGTATCTGTTTCAATATTCATTCCGAATGCTTTCATAATTCCTTTGTTCAGTGTTTTCCACATGTTCAACCTTGCGCACCTCCCTTCTGTCGCAATTTCTCTGTTCCTGCGAACCAAATATCAAGGTATCTGTTGACATCTGGCTTGATTTCACCCTTCATTGCCATCATCCATGCATCAATGATTGCATCCACGATGTCGATTCGCTCTGTTGCGTATTCTTTATCAATTTTTATTTCCCCGAAGCTGTTTGAAGTCGTCTTTGCGTTCGCAATAGACCACTTTGTTGCTTCGCTTCCGTCATGTTCGACATGCCCTGCTTCCAGTTCCAGCCTGAAGTCAACTGTCGGATCGTTCAATTCTCTTGCTGACTGTTTCACTGCGATGCTGTCGAATCCCAGTGCTTCCAAGTCTGTCAGGAACGCTGAAGCATTGTGCGGATCGTAGCAAATCCACTGCACATCCAATTCATACAGCTTCACGATCTTCTGCAAGTACGCGATTATGTACTTGTAGTCCGTTTTTACGCCGCCCATCGTTTCAGTGACTTCGACAAGTCCCTGTCTGATCCATAGATCATAAGGCACACGATCCGTCTTGATGTGTTCTTCAACCCTTCGCTTCGGAATGAAGCTGTGTGCGTGTACGAAGTAGCATTTGTCTTCGCCGCGCATGAATGGGATCACGATTGCGATTGATGTCAAGT